GAAGGTTATCAATATAAAGATTACTATTCAGAACCAGAACCATCAGGCGCTATCGGTGGCGAAGAATTAATGTATGATATTATAGATTGGGTATCAAAAAGAAGTCATTGGGATAGACAAGCAAATAGTGAATGTGGTTGGTTAGAAACTGTTGAACTAGATGAACTAGGAAAAGTTAGAGCAAAATTTGATACAGGAAATGGTTCACTTGCTTGTGCCTTACACGCTGATGAAATTTTAGAAGATGGTAAAATAGTTAAATGGAAATATGACGGAAAAACTCATACTAAACCAAGACACGGTACAAGTAAAGTTTATAGAGCAAATGCTGACGGTGAAGAGCCATCAGAAATTAGACCAACGATATTATTAGATATTACATTTAATGGTTTTACATATAAAGATATTGAATTTGGTTTAGACCAAAGACCACGATCAGGCTCAGATATATTAGTTAATAGAGAATTAATGCGACAAATGAATGTAAGTGTCAACCCTAATAGAACATTTGTATTAAGTAAGAGATTAAGACCTATTGAAAAAGAAGGTAAACAAGACAAAGTGGGTTTTGAAAAGAAATAACATTGACAATTTAGTCAATTTATGTTATATTATAAACAATAAGGAGAAATATTATGTCAGACGTGAAACTATTAAGACTAGCTACTGGCGAAGATGTAATCGCTAGAGTAGAAGAAGACGACCAAGGTGTAAATTTAAACAAAGCATTTGTTATTATACCTCAACAATCGGCACCAGGCCAACCAATACAATTAATGATGTCATTATATAATGCTTTTGGTAAAAGTGATACTGTTACGGTATCAAAAGACAAAGTTGTATTCATAACAGATCCTAAAGAAGATATTTTAAAATCATATCAAAAAAATACAAGTAGTATTTTAACATCACCAGGATTAATTACAGAAACTAAATTACCTAAATTAGATTAGTGATAACTGTTTACTTTGTACGTGATGGCTCAAAGATAGCAGTTGATGTGCCTGAAGGCACTACTCTAATGAAGGCTGCTAGAGATTATTCAAAAGTATCCATACCAGAAATACCAGCAGATTGTTCTGGTAGTTGTGCTTGTGCTACTTGTCACGTACATATTGATGAAAGGTATTATGAATCTATACCTACAGATACAGCTGAAATTGAATTGTTAGAATATGAACCTGAATTTAAACCTAAACAAAGTAGATTATCTTGTCAAATTACATTGACTAAAAAACATAATGGTTTGATAGCTACATTATTAAAAGACTTATAATGAATTTTTATAAATCAGTAATTGAACACAAAGGCAAACTTCTTGTAAGAGGTATACACGAGGGTAAAGACTTTAAAGAAAAGTTAGATTTTGGTCCTACTCTATATGCTTTAACACAACAAGAAACTGAATATAAAAATTTACAAGGCCAATATTTAAAACCAATCACATTTAAAAACATAGACTCTGCTCGTAAGTTTAGACGAGAAGTTGTAACTCAAAATTCACCTATTTACGGATTAGAAAGATACCATTATCAATATATTGGTAAAGAATATCCTGAAGATATTAAATGGGATAAAGATCATATTAAAATCTTCACACTTGATATTGAAACAAGTTGTGAAAATGGTTTTCCTGATGTGGAAAATCCTATTGAAGAATTACTTTGTATTACAGTTAAAAATCAATCTAACAAACAAATTATTACTTGGGGTACAGGTGAATATAAAACTGATAGATCAGATGTAACTTACGTTCAATGTAAGAATGAAAATCAGTTATTATTTGAGTTTATGAAGTTTTGGATTAAGAACTATCCAGATGTAATTACTGGTTGGAATACAAAATTCTTTGACTTACCTTACTTGATGAATAGAATTAAAATGATTGCTGGCGATAAAGTGGCCAATAAAATGTCGCCTTGGGGTTTAATTAAAAGTGAGGAGATTGTTGTAAGAGGTAGACCTCAAACCGTATATACAATTTATGGTATTACAAATTTAGATTACTTGGACTTATACAAATGGTTTGTACCACAAAGACAAGAAAGTTATAAACTTGACTTTATCGGTGAGTTAGAACTTGGCCGTGGTAAAGATGATATGCCATATGATACATTTAAAGAATGGTATACTAAAGACTTTCAATCGTTTGTTGATTACAATATACAAGACGTAGAAATTGTTGATGGACTAGAAGATAAACTAGGCCTAATTGACTTGTCATTAACCGTTGCTTATGAAAGTAAAGTAAACTATGGTGATATATTTTCACAAGTTAGAGTATGGGACACTTTGATAGCAAACCATTTAATGAAAAAAAATATTTGTGTGCCTCCAAGAGAAGAACATTTAAAAGAAACAAAATACGAAGGCGCTTATGTAAAAGAACCTCAACTTGGTCAACACAAATGGGTGGTGTCGTTTGATATTAACTCTCTATATCCTCATATTATCATACAGTATAATATTTCTCCCGAAAAGATTATAGGAGTTAAATCATCTGGCGTTTCAGTAAATAAAATGTTAGAACAAAGGACACCACTCACTCATTTAAAAACTGAAGGCGCTTGTATAACACCTAATGGTGCTTTGTTTAAAACAGATGGTCAAGGTTTTTTACCTGAAATGATGGAAACAATGTACAATGAACGAGTTATTTACAAGAAACGAATGTTAAAGGCAAAAAAAGAATATGAAAAAACAAAAGATCCTAAACTTGTAAGAGAAATATCTCGTTGTCACAATATTCAATGGGCTAGAAAGATTGCTCTCAATAGTGCTTATGGTGCCGTAGGCAATCAATACTTTAGATATTATGATGTAAGACAGGCAAGTGCCATTACAACGGCAGGCCAGTTTATTATTCGTTTTATTGAAAGTAAAGTAAATGAATATTTAAATAAAATATTAAAAACACACGATAAGTTAGATTATATTGTGGCGTCTGATACAGATTCAATTTATGTAACACTTGACAAGTTAGTAGAAAAAACTTGTGAAGGTAAAGATAATGAACAGATATGTAATTTCTTAAACAAGGTTGTAGATAGTAGAATAGAACCATTTTTAGAAAAATGTTTTGCTGAATTGGCTGATTATACAAATGCTTTTAAAAATTGTATGGTAATGAAACGAGAAGTAATTGCCAATAAAGGTATATGGGTAGCTAAAAAAAGATATATGTTAAATGTATTAGATGAAGAAGGCGTTAGACTATCTGATCCTAAATTAAAGATTATGGGTATTGAAGCAGTTAAGTCATCAACACCACAAGTTTGTAGAGGTAAGATTAAAGAAGCCATTAAGATTATTATGTCTAAAGAACAATCTGATTTACACAATTTTATTTCTGAATTTAAAAAAGAGTTTTTTCAAATGTCGGCTGAACAAATATCTTTTCCTAGAAGTTGTAATAATTTAAGAAAATACAAACACGCTAATGATGTGTTTATTAAAGGCACACCTATTCACGTTAAAGGTGCTTTGATTTATAATCATCAACTAAAACAATTTAAGTTACAAAACAAATACCCTTACATACAAGAGGGTGATAAAATCAAGTTTTTAAAATTACTAGAGGCAAATCCATTTAAATTTGATGTAATAAGTTATATTACTAAACTACCTAAAGAGTTTAAACTCAAAGAATATATTGATTATGAAACACAATTTGAAAAAACATTTTTAGATCCTATGAGATTTATATTACAGGCGATTGGTTGGGAACACGAAGAAAAGGCCAGTTTAGAGGCATTTTTTGGATGATAACAGGTTTATTTTTATTAATAATAACTATACATTGGGGTTTTGCCACAGGAGCCATATTGGCTGCTAGAACTAATTTAAGTATACCTCAATTTTTAATAATAATATTAATGATTAGATATTTTATACAGGCTTATGGACTTTCAAACTAACAAACAATATGGAGTAATATATGCTGACCCTCCTTGGTATTTTAAAACGTATAGTAACAAAGGAAAGGATAAAAGTCCTGAAAGACATTATCCTTGTATGTCTATCGCTGACATTATTCGGTTACCTGTTGACCGAATTGCTAAGGACGATGCAGTCCTTTTAATGTGGGTTGTAGATCCACTTTTAGACCAGGCGTTTAAAGTTATTGACGCCTGGGGCTTCAAGTATAAGACAGTTGGATTTACTTGGGCAAAAACGAATCGAACTAAAATGGGTTTCTTTACAGGTTTAGGTTATTGGACTAGAGCCAATCCTGAAATGTGTTTGTTGGCTACTAAAGGCAAACCAAAAAGAAAATCAATGGGTGTAAAACAATTAGTGGTACAGGAAAGAGGTCGACATTCCGAGAAACCATTATTACACAAAGAGATTGAAGCTCTTGTAGATGGTCCATACATAGAGTTGTTTGCTAGAAAAAAGCCATTTAAAAATTGGGACTATTGGGGAAATGAAGTATGATTGAAATGTTTGGAGTAGGATTAATGGTTGCCATTTTTATGGTAATAGTGTATATTATACCTATTTGGTTATTGAGAAAATGGAATGATGAAGACCCTAAATAAAGAACAAGCCCTATATTGTGCTAATATATTCAATGACTATTTTAGTCAGTTTGATAGAATAGATAGTATATGAGAGATCAAAAGTTATCTCAATTAGAAACAAATAATTCTGCTGGTACATTATTTGATGATGGTCCTGAAGAAGACTTGTTTAATAGTGACATATCACCTGAAGAAATGAACTTTGAAATAAAAGAGATTACTAATGAAAGATTTGATAAACTTTTAAATATGGTTTCTTCACATACAAATATGTCAAATGTTCCAGGTAAGAACTTAAAGATAGTTGTAATGGAAACTAATACACAAAAGATAGTTGGTTTTATTAGACTATCATCTCCTGTAATTAATATGAAACCTCGTAATGAGATGTTAGGACAAGTGCCTGATTTAAAATCATTTAACAAAACTTCTATTATGGGTTTTGTAATTGTGCCTGTACAACCATTTGGTTTTAATTATTTGGGTGGTAAACTATTGGCCGCTGTTTGTTGTTCACACGAAGTAAGACAAAAGATGAATGTTAAATATGATATGAATATGGCCTTATTTGAAACAACATCTTTATATGGTAATAGCAAATCATCAAGCCAATATGATGGTATGAAACCATTTTTAAGATATAAAGGCTTAACTGATAGTGACTTTATACCTTTAATACACGGTAAACCCTACCACGATTTGGCTAAGTTTGTAGAAAACAATATAGGCAAATTAGTAAAAGATGACGCTTCAAGTAAAAAACTAAAACTTACTATGGCTATTATTGGTTTAGTTAAAAGAAGTTTAGATGGTACAGATTTAGAAAATTTTAACACAACTATTAGTAATGCTAAAAAACTTACAGAAAGAAAAAGATATTATGCTTGTAATTATGGTATTAAAAACTATATCAATATTGTAAATGGTACAGAAACAGATATAGTCAAAGATGAAAACTACGACAAACATAACCTAAATAATATTATAGAGTGGTGGAAAAAGAAAGCAACCAATCGTTATAATAATCTTAAAAATGAAAATCGTTTGAGGAAAGAACTTGAAATATGGTCACCGGATGCACAAATACAGATAATCAGATGATAACAAAAAAAGATTACGAAGAATTAAAAGATTATTGGGACTTCCAAAGAAAGGTAGAATACAATAAAGAGGTTGTATTTAATATGGCCGATTCTTTTGAGGGTCGTGTATATAATGATTTTGGACCTGTCAACCTTAATGATATGAAAGAATTGTTATGGATGAGGGTAAAACCTGAAGATTATGAAAATCCAAGAAAAGGTTGGGTGCCTATAAATGAAAAATATAGGTTTGAATGGGAAGGCGAAGCTAATATGCCTAACTTTGAAATAGATACGCCAAAAGGTGATAGAATCGCTTTAAAGGCAAAAGATATTAAAAGGTGGCAAGAGGCCTTTGAAGACGATAATGGAAATAATGATATATAATAAGGGTAAAATTGTAGAACGGTACCATTTTAAGCCACAGGAGCTTGACAAAATTAAGAATTTCTGTTATAATGATAACATCAAGTGGTACATATTAAAATATAGTGAAAAGGAGATAATGGAATATGAGCAATTTTCTAAAGGACATAATTAAAGAAACAGGTAATGAGTACGCTACACTTGTAAGTGAAGGCGTTGATAGCGCAGACGTAACAAGTTTTATTGATACAGGCTCGTATTCTTTTAATGCTTTGTTATCAGGTAGTATTTACGGTGGTATGCCTGGAAATAAAATCACAGCAATCGCTGGTGAAGCC